GTGGATGAATCTTGCGCGCACTTCGACATGGCAAGTTTGGAGATGGCGGTCAGGGAGATATTGCGCGAAGAGTTGGGCGAGAAACCCGAGTACATGCTGTTGGCGGAACATTGGGAGAGGCGCTGGGAGTGGTGTGTGAATGGTAGTCACGCCAAACTCTTAGAACGCCTCAAACCGCAGTATAAGACTCGCGATATTCCTGGTATCAATAATTGGTATAGACGGATGTTCGCTGAGAGTATCGAACACGAGCCAGTGAGTACGTGGGATGGCGATGTTGTGGTATCGGCAAGTCCTAAACTCGAACACGGTAAAGTGCGTGCCATCTTCGCCTGTGATAGTCTGTCCTATTTTGCTTTCGAGCACTTCCTCGCCCCGATAGAAAAGGTGTGGGCAGGAAAGCGTGTGATCCTTGATCCAGGTTCACTGGGGCACTACGGTATGGCGCAGCGCGTACTGGAGGCGAGATCAAGTGGTGAAGTGAGTGTTATGTTAGATTACGATGACTTCAACAGTCAACACACTTTAGAGAGTCAAGCAATGGTAATACGGGTGGTCGCAGAGCACGTTGGTTATGACCGTAAATTGGCTGAGAAGTTGGTGGAGTCATTCTACAAGATGCGGATATACTGCGCCGGTGCATATGTAGGAACCGCAGCTGGTACGCTCATGTCTGGGCACCGTGCGACTACGTTTCTAAACACCATCCTAAACAGTGCATATATACGAGTAGGTATCGGCGAGTCAGTCTACAGATCTTGTACTTCAATGCATGTTGGTGATGATGTCTATATGTCGTGTAAGACGTACGCTGACGCAAGTAAGGTTTTGTCTGGCATGCGCAATACTGAGTGCAGGTTGAATCCAACAAAACAGAGCGTTGGTAGTGTTACTTCTGAATTCTTGCGTGTCGCCATAACAAATACCTATGCAGTGGGCTATTACGCGAGGTGTGTGTCGAGTATAGTGTCAGGCAATTGGGTTGGGGATGTTAAACTGTCACCTTTGGAAGCCTTACAAACTATGGTTCAGTCGTCTAGGACCCTCATAAACCGCGGAGGGGACTACCATCTACATACGCTGCTAATAAGGAGCGTAGTCCGTATGACAGGCCTATCCGAGAGTGTGGTGGTCCCTTTTCTGAGTGGGCGTGTAGCTTTGGGTGCAGGACCACAGTTCATAAGTGCCGGGTCAAGGTTGAGGATGGATGTCGATGTAATCAAGTATGTCGACCCGACAGAAGAGCAGAAGGATCGAGCATTCCTTGCTACGTGTCCGGAAGCTGCGACGATAGATTACCTGACCAATGTCGCCTCCCCCGTTGAACGGTTCGCTATGCAAATGTTACGTACGTCGGTTAAGTCGGCTATGAAAAGCGCGTCTTT